GACAGTTACGCTGATGTTGAAGAAGGCGCTCAGTTAGAGTTATTTACCCAAAGCAAAAGAGCAGCTAATCGTCAACTTAAAGACATTAACGAACAAATTGAAGAGCTTGGGCGAGTAAAAGATCTTAAAGATATTGGTTCTTTAGCAGAACTTAATAAACGCTTAAAAGAAACCGAAGAATGGCTTACTCAGTTTGCTAAACCTAGTGGCATGGGGCGTGCAACGCTTGCTTCGGCGCTTCGTCGTCCGGCATCTCAATATGCCAAAGACCCTTATTTTTACTATGCTCCTGATGGCACTATAGCAGAGCAAGTTAAAACGCTACAACAAGCTGCACAGAACGCTAAAGAAGAAAACGAACTTACAGATACATTTGCTGGCTATGTACGTTTACTTAATGAAATAGCTAGTGAGCTTAGTCAGTTAAATGCAGACTATAGATTTGCAAATATTCCTGGATTTATTCGAGGTACAAGCGTTCGTACAGAAGAACAACAGCAGCGTAAACAACAGTATTTTGATATTCGTAAAAAATTTATAGACCGCATAAAAGATATTGAAAACATAATAGGCGTAAAAGTATACGTAAAAGAAGATAAAGCGTACGTTAGCCGTAAAGATAAAAAGCTAAAACCAAAAAGCGTTTACGAAACATTACTTACTAACGCTTCGTCTGAGCTAGAAGAAGTATTAATGGCTCGTTATGCGCACCATAAAGCGGTTTTAGAGTCTATTAAAACTGCTCCTGAACGGCATTTGCATGCGTTAAAAATGCGCACTGCGGCTCAAGCTAAAATGGAAGAGTACGATGCCAAGTTAAAAGTTTTACAAGCTAAAGAATTTAACGAGCTGCCCGCTACTAAAAAAGAACGTGAAGACACACTCGAAGCTAAAAAAGCGGCAACGCAACTTTTTAGCTATTCAGACGAAACTATTAAGAGTATTGAATCTGCTTTAGATTTAGACAAAGTACGCGCTGCTGTAAACGCTGATGAAACTGTTGTAGAAGCTAGAAAAAAACTTAATGATTTACTTAAACAGTTTAAGCAACCTACAAAAGAACAAAAGCAAAGTATTTCTGCAGAAGGTAAAAATTTTAGAGATGAGCGTGCGCTACTTGATAAAACTATTGCGGAACGTGTTAAAGCGGCCGCGCAAGCTAATGCACAAATAGTAAGCCAAACTAAACAGTATCGTGTTGTGTACAACGGAATTACATACACAGTTAAATCTAGTACAAAAGTTAACGCTAAAACTTTAGAAACGTTACAAAAACAACGTGCTGCTGGCGCTGCTTTTGCGGCAGATCAAATGCAGATTACTTTGCTTGAAGACAAGATTGCGCGTCTTGAAGCACAAAAACTAGCAAGCGAAACGGGAGTAATACCTAAAACCGCTAAAAAAGTTAAAGAACTAACGCCTTTTGTTGATCTTGCAACTATTATTAAAGAGCTTGGGCCAAAAGAAAAAGCACCAGCAATTGAAATAGCTGTTAGTAAAAACGGTACACCAAAAAAATTAGGTGCGCAACAAGAAAAAGCGTTAACTAAAGCTTATGAAGATTTACAAAAAACAAAAGACAAAATGAAATTAGCTGTTTCTGCTGTGCAGAAATTAGCAATTACCCCAACCGAAACCAAATTAAAGTCTGAAGCAGAGCAGGCTGCGGATAAAACGCAAGCTATGATGATCATGTCGCAGACGCTTAATGCTAAGAAAAACGAATATCAAGATCAAATTTACGAGCAAAACAAACTTAAAGCGCCTAAAGAGCTTATTGATGAGCTAGAAAAGAAGAAAGAAGTTATTAAGCAAATGATAGGGCGTTTGAATGCCCGTGGCGAAAGAGCTTTGCGTGATATTAATCTTGAGTCTATTGAAAACGCAGTTGATTTTGTGCTTAGCTACAAAGCTCGTAAAGAAATCAAAGAAAGCACATCTGAAAACAGAATGTCTTTGCAAGAGCTAGAAGACACTATAAAAGACTTTAATGCGCAAGCTGTAGTTGCCGCTAAACTTGGAAACACAACAAATGCAAACGCTGCGCGTGAAGCAGCTAGAGAACTACAAGTTTTACTTAATGCAGAAAAAGATCTTTTACGTATTGGTAATAATCCTGAAAAAGCTGTACATAAGCATGCGCTTCGTACAGGAACCAATAGTTTTGCTCGTGCTGCTGAAACTGTGGCTAAGAAAAAGGCCAAAGAACTTGGGTTACAAGGTGAAGCTTTTGATAAATACGTTGCTCTTAACAAAACAACGCTATACAACAAAGCGTTAGACGAATTTTATTCTCAAGGACAAGTTGAAGCTGAATTTGACGATAAAGAAACAATTAACAGAACAATGTTCCGTGACAAACCCGGCAAATCGGGCGGCATTGATATGTTTGTTGCAGACTCGTTTATTAATGACTTAATTAAAAAGCAAGGGTTTGACCCAACAAGGCGTGCTGTAACCACTGCTTTAGGCGCGTTTAGTCTGCCAATAAAAATACCTAAATTAGCCGATGTTAATGCTGACTTTAGAAAAATGATTGTTCAAAATGCTTTGAGTGGCTTATCTCTTGGCATTGACGATACTTCTGATTTTAGTGATAACTTTTATAAAAAATACGGTACCCATTGGCCTGATGCTATGGGCGATCTTGAGCATAGTGCGGACAAAGTTACAGGTGGGGTGCTTACGTTATTTGAAAATACGTACAAAGCTATTTACAACAAAGACAAATTTGAAAAAGGCGTAGATAAAGCATCTGTTTTTGATGAAACTTTTAACAACGAAATATTTGAAGCATTAAGAAAACTTTACAACAAAGACAAATCAATAATTCATGAAAACTTTGTAGAGTACGCTAAAAAAGAAAATTACGAAGATTTTAAAGAATATATTGAATACATGATGGCTACTGACAGAGGCCAAATAGGTAATGAATGGCACAAAGCACATTCTGCTTTATATATAGACGATTCTGTTGAATATAGTGCAACTGTTGCTCAAGCGTACAAAAAAGCACTTCAAGCAGTTGGTTTAAATACACAACAAGCTGAAAAAACTATTGAAGAAACAAGTAGTAAAAAAGTAACGTTAGCTACAGGCGTTAACTTTATATACGCTAAAAACATTTCTGATGCACCGCAACAATTTATAAACGATGCGGTTGCCGCTGGCAAAGACTTGACTAAAGTTCGTGGTGGCGTAATGCCTGATGGCACAGTAGTAGTTATTGGTGACGCGCACACGGACCTAAATGACCTGCAAGAAACCATTGAGCACGAGCTTATTGGACACTACGCAGTAGATACTTTACTTGGCCCGGCGGGCATGAAGGCGCTTGTTAAAAAAGTGTTTGCCGATGGAGAAGAAGGCGTACTTAAATTAGCTACTGAACTAGGTGTATATGATGATGTAACTGAAGCTTTTGCCGCAGCTAAAGGCACTAACATGTCTGAAGAAGCAATGCGCATGCTTGTTACTCGTGAAATGGTAGCACACACCGCAGAACGTCCGTTACCTAGCAAAGCAAGCTCAGCTTTAAAAGACTTTATTAAGATGATTGTTAACGCCGTGCGCAAGTTCTTTACGGGCGCTGGCTTTGACAACATGCCTAGCAAAACAACGCAGGAAATATTTAATTTAATCCGCGAAGCTAAAAAGCAATATGAGGGTGGCAGGCTCGGAGCATACAGAACTCCTGACGGCAAAACAGCTTTCTTGGCCCCTACAAGTTACAGCCGTGAAGTAGAACAGAAGTCGATTGATGTTATTAACAAACTGTTTGCGCAGAAAAAATCAGTTAAAGATGGCATTTTTGCAAACGTGCTTGGCTTGCCTGGTTACACACAGTTTATTGACCGCTTAGCGCCTGCCACAAAGATTATAGAAAAAGCCGAGAGCGCAGGCATGATTGACTCTGTGTCAGCTTTGCAAACTACTATGTACTTACGTCAAACAGATCAGCGTTTAAATTTGACGGCTCAATCTGCTACTGATGGCGTACCACAGCTAACTAAGAATGCCGCTGGTGAAATGGAAGTGCTTGGTAAAAAAGATGGCGCTAACTTAATTAAGGTTGGCAATATATTGCAACGAGCAAAAATGCTTGGTAATGCGCAGGCCATTAATAATTTGTTTGGTTTGTATTTAGTAGCTATACGTGCTAAGCGTGTTGGGTTAAAAACGCTAGCTTCAGACTTACGGATAACAGAAAAAGAATTAAAAGACGTTGTTGCTAATATTGAACAAGCCGGCGCTAAACCTATATTTGAAGAAGCGGCTAAAGTTTATGCTGAGTACAACAAAGATTTAATTAATTTTGCAGTTCAGACAGGCGCTATTTCTAAAGAAGAAGGTGCTCGATTAACTAAATACAACGATTACGTGCCTTTTTACAGGGTGCGTGACGGTATTGCGCAACTAGTTATCTCAGGCGAGCAAGTTATAAATGTAGGGCGTTTAACAGATCAGCCTTACCTAGATGAGTTGGTTGGCGGCAAAGAGATGTTGGTCAACTTTGAAGAAAGCGCGTTTCAAAATACAGCTGTATTGGTTGATTTAGCTTTACGTAACTTAGCCACAGGTCAATTAGCCCAACAACTTGAGAAGATTGGCACAGGGCAGACTAAAATTGCCACACGTGTTAGCCCCAAGCTAACTGGCACAGACATTATTAGGGCAAAAATAGACGGTGTGGATGCGGCTTGGCGCTTGAATACCAAAGATACACCTTTTGAAGATATACCTGCTGACCTGTTAATTAAAGGGCTTGACGGTATTAAGCTGCAGATACCTGTGGCAGTTAAGATTTTAGGTTTGCCAAGCCGTTGGCTGCGCACCATGATTACTAGAGATCCTGCGTATTCTGTGCGGCAGATCATTAAAGACTCTACGGCAATGTGGCTTTACTCAGGCGCAAATGCTAAGCCTGTAATTGACGCTACCAAAGAACTTGGCAGCATGTGGGCTAACAAGAACCAGACTGAGAAAGAACTACAACGAGCTGGTTTAGTGGGCGGTCAACTGTTTACCGGTATGCCAGAGGACATGAGCAGAATCATGTTGCAGATTACCAGTGGTAAAACGGGTTGGCAAATGTTGCTAGCTAAATTAGATCGGGCCGCTATGAAGGGTGATGCGGCTACCCGTGTAGCTATGTACAACGCATACCTAAAACAAGGCATGACGCCTATGCGGGCTAAGCTAGCTGTTTTAGAGTCGCTAAACGTAAATAAGCGTGGTTTATCGCCAAGCGTGTATTGGATGTCTACTTTGGTACCGTTCATGAACACACAGGTTCAAGGTTTGACTATGTTTGCCAAGTCGTTTAAGGGAACTAGCAACCTAGGCGGACAAAAAGATTTGCGTATGAAGATGTTTAAGCGCGGTACGTACTTGGCGTTGTTTACCATGATGTACGCTGCAGCTATGCAAGACGACGAGGCATATAAAAATGCTGATCCGTTTGTTAAGTACAACAGTTGGTTTATCAGGGTGCCGTTCCTTGACGAACCGATCAGAGTCCCAACACCGTTTGAATTTGGATACGTGTTTAAGGGTTTACCCGAAGCAGTATTTAACATGATGTTTAATGACGAAGAAGCTAAGAACGTACTTAAGTTCTTCAAGCAAGCCGCTTCTAACAGTAACCCAATTGGTTTACCGCAGGCAATCAAGCCAGCAATCGAAGCAACTGCTAATTTCTCGTTCTTTACCGGTCAAGATATTGAGTCCGCAAAAGAGAAAAGAATGCTGCCCGGCTACAGAGAGCGCCCACAAACAACTGAATTAGCCAAGTGGGTATCTAGCCTTGATAAAGAACTGCTATCGCCTGTGATGCTTGATTACTTAGCCAAGGCATACGGCGGTGGCCTAACGCTTGCGCTTACTAGCGCCTTAAATCCTGTGCTTGCACCAACAACAGACGTGGCTTCACCCACCAAAATGCCTAGCCAGTACCCAATTGTTGGCGGTTTCTTTCAACCTAACGATGCAAGCGGGGTAATTAACGCAGCCTACGAGACCGCAGAGCGCGCGCAACAAGCTTCTAATACGCTAAAGCAGATTGCCGCCAAGGGCAACAAAGAAGAGATCGAAGCCTTTGTACGTAAATACAGCAACGAGTTGATGATTGAGCAAGCCGCCGGTGCGTTTACTAGAGAGATGGGTCAGCTAGCTGCCGCTGAAAAAGCGGTTCGTGAAGACAAGCGCATGAGCGCTGACGAGAAAGCTGAGAAAATCAAGCAGTTACGCGCAATTAGAATCAAGATGGCTGAGGCGCTTAATAAGTCTAAACCCTCTTAAATAGCACCCCGATCTTGCCGTTTTGTACACCAAACTCGGCTTTGCCAATGATGCCGCTATGTATGGCGGCTTTGAGCCCTTCTTCTCTAGTCTCTGCTAGCTTTAGCGTTGGCACAAAAAAAGCCCCCTTGACGGGGGTGTTAACCCAAGGGTAATGCACCTTAATTTTCCTCATCGTCTTCTGTAATTGGGCGACATATTCTTAAAGCATTGACACGCATTTCCGGACCACGCGTTCTAGACAGCATGTTTGGTTTACATGTATCTACCTTAAAGTTTGGTAGTTTCTCAAGCTGCTCTTTGAAGTCCGAGTAGCCATAACTCATAGCTACGCAGTGCGCCTTGATTAGTTGAATCTCAATGTAGTAGTTGACGTGCCCCGGCGTAAACCCATGCTCAACTCGACCGGCTACATTAGTTCGAGTAATAGATTGGTCAATCTTACCATCGTCGCCAAGGGTAGCTTTTAACGTACCATCCACCATTTTGACAACCACAAATTTGCCGTAGTGCTCACGGGTGTAAGCGTTAAGAATGTCTTCGGCACTTCTTTGACTACCATATATTGTGGAACGGGCGCTTACTACCATACCTTTTAATACATCAACAATCGGACCAATCGGTATGTCAATCAGGTTGGCATGCTTTTTACCGAGTAACTGAATCATGGTGATGATACAAGCGTTACCCGCAGTCCAATAGCGCTCATCGTCGTTAGCTTGGAACTCTTCCTTTACGCGCTCATGCACCTCAAGGTAAAGCTTTCTAGCGGTTTCACGATTAGCCACAAGCCACTTGATTAGTTCCCGACCAACCACGCCGTAGTTGTCCTTGAGAAGACCCAAAGTTTTGGCTTCATCAGGCGCCCACCTTAGCTTGCGGTTCATCTTTAACTCAAGCAGACGGAACATCTCGCCCTGAGACGCATGCTTACGCGCGCCTGACAGGTAGTCCATGACGTGGGTGTTGGATGAGAGAAGCACAAGCAGTTGCCAAGTAGAGTTATTGATACGCTCCTCGTTGGTGCCTTGCTTCATGCGGTCTTTGCCTTTACCCTGCGTTAAGTCAAGCAGGAACTCAGGTAGCCACTCGAAGTCGTCACGGCTCTTACTGGTGGTCTCGTCAATAATGAACGGCAGACTGTTGAGCAAACCTTGGCGTTGTTGCGACGCAACGATAGATGTGCTTTGGGTTACACGGTAGCGCTCAGGGTGCCCGAAGAAACTAGCCGCTAACTCAAGGGTCAACGACTTACCTGTGCCGGATTCCGAAGAACCTAGGTGGTAAACGCAACCGTTGAACTTGGTAAAGTCCATAAGCAAGGATGCCGGCCCGACAAGCGCCATGGCTAACAATTGCCACTCTTCTTTAGCAATCAGCATGTTGAAGACCTTGCGCCAGTTCTCTACGGTGCCGGTTGGCTTGGTCGCCTTGTTGATGTTGTCCAAAGCAGGGGTCGGTACATACACTTCCTTGCCGCCTTGATAGTACACGGTGCTGTTGTATACAAACGACTTGTCTTCTTGCCACCCGCAGTTAGTGGGCACCTTGATTGCACGCTTGTTGGCGCTTACAAACTCTACGCAACCACGCACATACTCAAACAGATTCTTGTCGTTACCTGAACCATACGAGGCGATGATGTTCTGATTAGCCAAAGCCTTAACCGTTTCATCTTTACTGACAACAGATTTCTGAGGAAGCAATATATCAATAGCTCCTTCGGGGCGCATAGCAATCATATGCACCAAGTGATCGCCCTCGTTGTTAAGAATGTCCACCGCAAACAGATCGTAAGGTAGTAGCATGACTTGTTTGCGCGATTTCTTGCCGTCCTCGTCGTCCAGTAGCTTGTCCATAAAGACACCACCGTTAGCGCCGTAGCTGAAATTCTTGGGCGGTGTGGGGCGGGTTATGGTTTTTGCCTCAGCTTCTGGTGTATCTTCAGCCTTCTCCACAACGACTTCCTTGGGAGCGTTATCAACCTTAATTTCTCTGCCTAGGGCTAGTGGGTTGGTAATCTTGCTAAAGTGTGGGCACTTCTCGCAGATGCCGGGGTTAGCTTCGTCAAACTTAAGACACCCATACGGACCCTTGATAGCGTTCCACTTCTCCATATGGCGGTCGATCTCGTAAGGGTGCATGGCTGAGATTGCCAAGCCTGCCTCTTCTCCATCGTCGCAATATTTAGCTATGCTGAGGATGCCACGCCACAGGGGTTCCATGCCGTCTTTGGTAGCGTTCTCACGGTAATAATTGATCTGCCCGCACTTATCGCCGATAGTTTTAAAGAATGTAATGCTGTTCTCTATTAGCTTTACGCTATTGGCTGTTGGAGGGGCTTTGGGGCGTTTGCCGGGGATTTGCAAAGGCGCTATGGTTTCGTATGCCGACTGCCCGATTAGGTCTCTCAGGGTCGTAGAAAGCGTCTCAAAATCAAACACGTCGCCTTTATGCTTGATCGTTACCTTGCGTGGCTTCTCTTGTTTGTAGTTGTGCGTATCAGGCACCCGTAGCACCCTAGCCGCATCGCCCGTAACTGCGGCATCAATCTTAAAGCCCTGCTTTCTGCAAAGCCGTTTGAGGTTCTCTGCAACAGGTTTCCAAGCTTCAATGGTTACTTCTTCGGTGAAAGGCCAATAGACATGTAGCCCACCCCCGCTTGAAACAATCCAAGGAGAGCCTAGCGAAGCAAGTCCGCTTTCTGTTATAAATGAATCTAATGCCTTAGCTGCCTCAGCTTTGTTGGGATACTCTTTTCCTTCTCCGCAATCAATATCCAAAAACAGCGACTTAATTTTTACTGCCGATTCTGCCTTACGTTCTTTGGCACTAAACGATGCAAGCGCGAAAAATGCGTTGTATCCCTTTGCGTCAAACGCCATGGCAGCACTATACAGTTCGTCGATTGTGTCGACAAACACGTGCTCTCTTTTTGCTGTGCTTATTTCAACGGTGCAATACAGACCCGAAGACGGTAGCACAGTCGCTAGGAATTCCTGCGACGCCATGTGATACCCCTTGAGTTATTTGATACGTTTAGTTAAGTGCCATTCGGTTTTAGATAGTGACGTAGGGTTTATTTGCGTATGCATTTTCTGAGTGCCTCTTCTGCTGAATGACTTGTGGATAAAATGTTCAACAAAGAACTTACGCTATTTCTGTATGAGGGCGTTACTTCGCTACCCTTAAACCAGTTGTATACCGTTTGCCTTGTTGCGCCTGTAAATTTGGCTATCTCAATGACTGGGAAGTCTAGATGAATAGCCCACCGCCCAAGTTGGTTTCCCAAAGACTTAGGCGCTTGTTTTGTTGCTTGTTTGATTTCTTCTGAATAAGCCATGTTTGTTTGGGGGCTTGCGCCCCCGTCCTTAAAAACAAGTACTGTTGCAATTACCCCATTGGTCACAACACGTTGTACAGACGACCATTCTGCCATCAGGCGTCATGATTGTTGAAGTTCTGCATTGTGCGTAAACCGAGAGAGCGGTTAATGATAAAACAACTCCAAGAATCAGCTTATTCATCATCCCACTCCTCAACGGTAGAGGCTAAGCTACTGGCTTTTTTCTGCGGAACAGCGTTTGGCTTTGTAGCTGGCTTGCGTTTCTCAGGCTCGTCAACATCGTCAGTCTCAACCTCAACTTGCGCTACCTTGGCTTTAGCCGCAGGCTTTGCACCTTCAAGTTGTAGTGGCTTGTCAGCAGGCTTGGATACAGACATTGTGATTGCGTTTTTAGCGCTTACAGACTGACCCTTCTCAATTACCGTTGCATACTCGTCTTCTTCTAAGTAACGCACTGGTTGGAAGAACAACTTGGGTACTGCCGCCTTGGTATCAAAACGTAAGCGTGTAACAAGCATCTCAGGGCTAACATTCTGTGCCGCAAGGTAACGTGCGTACGCTTGTAGTGGGCGCTTGTCGCCTTCTTCTTTACCAAAGATTGATGTAGCCGCTAAAGTCAACTGCATTACATCACCACCAATGTCGTTGGCAAGAACCACTGCAAGACGCTGAGAGAAACGGCAGGCTTTGGAATCGCCTTGACCCGAACCTTTAACGTTCATTGGGCATGATGCGCAGTCACTAGCTTGTGGCTCTTCAACGCTTGCATCAGGTTTCTCACCATCAGCAGACCAACAGTCAGGCGCTTTGTTGACGCCTTCTTCGTATGTGCCTGCATAGAATGTACGGCTGATTTTTGGTGCTGCATTAACAATCACAACATCAAGGTGGCGGTCGTCGATTGATGTAATCTCTTTACCGTCAGCCATCAAGCGGAATACACCGCCCTTGATAGAAATGCGTTTGCTGTTTATGCCTACGCCACCTGCAAGGCTTTTGGCAAGATCGGATAATTCACCTTTGCGAGCAAAGGCGGGTACTTGTGCAGGATTAAATTTGGCTATTTCGCCCATGATGTTTCCTTCATTTAGTTGGTTTACGAACAGTTACTGCATACTCAGACATTGAATTCAAACCCGCAGGAACTACACCGGGGTTCTCTTCCAAGAACGTTGCCATGTTCTTCTGCGCTATGCGCTTCTCAAACAAATCCAACGCGTCATGCTCCACGACAAACGTCTTGAATGAATCCCAGTCGTCTGTATAGTAGCGAGTCTTTTGAGACAAGATGATTGTGCCCTCGGGCGTACGCACCGAGTTAGTTCCAAGCGCCATCATTTGGTCCTTCATGGCGTTCTTGATCTCATCTTGTTTGGCTTTAAGCTCTTCGATTTGGCTCTCGTACTCTTGAGTCAGTTCTTGAACTTTTGTATATATCTTGCGATACACACGCGCTAGTTTATCTAGCGGTATTACTTCATCTTCGTTTGGCATTTATATGCTCCTTTGTAAAATATTTTACACCTATAGAGACGACGTTACAACTGAAATAGGGTTTTCACTAAGAACTAATTTCTTCCCTATACAGACTCAACAAGAGGTCATGTCCTTCGACACGCTTCTCAAGTTGTGCAAACATTCGTTTTTCTATTTCACTACCTTGTAAGTGTATCACCGTTACGTTTGTGCTGGTTTGCCCAATACGATCTGCTCGTGCAATACACTGCAAGTACGTCTCTACAGACATAACTGGTCCGTAGAATATTACAGTATCAGCCGCAGTTAATGTTACACCATGTGATGCCGCTTGCGGTTGAATTACTAAAACGCGTGGCTTATCAGTAGTTTGGAAGCGCTTGAAAATATCTGTGCGCTTGTTGACCCCAACGTCGCCATGCACCACTTCACAATCTACGTTGTGTCTTTGCAAGAAAGTAGAAATCGTTTCAATGCTGTGCCTAAACGGTGCAAAGATAATAACCTTACGGCTAGTCTCTTCAAGAACTTCAAGTAGCACGTTCAGCCTAGGCGCGCAGTCAAACTCAACTACCTCTTTCTCATCTGTGTAAGCCGCTCCCGCAGAGATTTGAAGTAGCTTTGATACACCCGCCGCGGCGTTTACTGCTGTGATTGTTTCGCCTGCGGCTTGTAGCACCATCTTGTCTTTGAGCAAGCGGTAATACTTAACTTGTTGTGCAGTCAAAGGTATTTCGCGGGTCTCGGTAAGCACAGGCGGTAGGTCGGTACATTCCTCTTTGGTGTATCGAATTGCGGGTTGCAACGCGTTGTACACTTCTTGTTGCGCATTGGGTTTGGGTAGCCACTTGAACTTGCTGACTTTAGCCATGACTTTATCTTGCCATGCAGTAGCAAACTTGGGTACGCCGTTAGGATTCACTAACTTAGCCAAGCCGTAAGCATCGACAGGCGACTGTGATGCAGGAGTGCCAGTCATCATCCAAAGCATGGTGTCAGGCTTTAATATCTTGTTGAGCGACTTCCAACGTTTGGTGCTTACGTTCTTGTATGCGTTTGCTTCGTCCACGATAACTAAATCAAAGCGACCATCGTTAATAATCTCTTCTGCAATTAGGTTCAATCCATCGTAGTTAACCACCACAAACTCGTAGTCACCTTGCACCATTTCTATACGACGTGTTGCTTGGACGTGATGAGCCGCGATAACTGAGCGATGAATGACGCTCTTGCCTATACTGCTAATCCATGCGTCGTGCATGATAGACAGGGGGCATAGAATCAAACACCTACGTACCTGCCCAAGATTCATCAGATAGTCAGCCGCCCATAATGCTGAGAACGTTTTGCCAGTTCCGGGGTCGTTAAACACAAACGCTCTGCGATTCATTGTCAAGAACGATGATGTATCGACTTGGTGAACAAATGGTTTGAAGCGTCCGGGCCAGTTGTACTTGGCGGTGATGGGCGATGGGGGGTTCTTCACACCTAGGTTGCGAAGCACGCGCACTTCATCTAACCCCCAGTGCACCGCTACTTCGTATGTGCCGTTGCTCTCGCTAACAATCTTGTGGCGGGGGATGATGCTGTATTTCTCAGGATTGCGTGTCTTAAATAACAACGCTTTGTTTTCTATGATCTGCATGTTAAGTGATGATTCTGTAAACCGCGTGATACTGGTTTACTAAGTTATGTTTTTCTAATTTGTTAGCGCCAAGCAAGCGAATTAATGCAAGCCTCCAAAAGTCATCGTCCATAAACTCAGTTTCGTTGACCCACTGGTTATCCCAACGCATTGTCCACATATCAGCCAACGAACTTAACGGCGCTTGCATAGCGTCATGCTTTAGGTCTTGTTCTCGCAACGGTTTAATACCTATGGTTGCTTGTTGTGCTGGGTAATGCAGTGCTCCTGTGGTTGTGTGTGCCCCCATCATTCGTTGTTTCTCTTGTTCCCTTATTATTGCTTGTGCTTGTTGTTGGTAGTGTTCATTAAGAGCCTTTGCATAGTCTTCGTCTGATATGCCCATTATTTGATTGCCCCCTTTGACGTGCGCTTGTATGAGCGGTTTGCTGATGCGGGTACGGCTTTTAAATTAGAGCGAACTGTTGTGCCACCCTTGCTTAGCGGTTTCTTATGGTCAACGTCTTTGCCGTCGCCTTTGTGTACCACACCTTCACGCTCAAGCATACGTCTTGCTTTGTTGCGTTGCGCGCGCTTCTTCTTTACCTTTTCGGTGCCGTCGTAGTTTGCGTATTCTTGTGCGTAGTTGCGTTTTGTTGCCATTTTGTTCTCCTAGTGCTTGGGGTTAAATTCACATGTCTTGACAGGACACCAACCGCATAAAGGCGTTTGCGTAGGGTTCCAAACATTATTGTCGTACGAAGCAGCAAGCTTGGCTACCCTCTCCCGATAGCGCCACCAATGCTCGTCTTTCTCTTCTACGGTCATCACTTGTGTGACCATCGAGTTCTTTACAACGAATAGCAGAGCCGAGTTCACTTGACGGATGTGGGGGAAGTGGGCAAACACCATCAAAGACATCAGGGTTAACTGGTCGCGGTCAGGGTATTTGTCGTTGCCTGTCTTGTAGTCCACCACTCTAGCTTTGAGCCCATCGTCGTCAATGATTAGCAAGTCAGCTATGCCACGCACCCACACACCTGCATCGTTAAAACTGCAAGGCGACAAATCCTCCTTAAGCCCCATCTCGTGCTCGGTCAGTTTGCGCCCTGTCTTCTTAAGCAGTGCGTCTAGGGTGGGTTGCATATAGTCAAACTCAGGGGGTAATGGTACGCTATCACGTACGTATAGTTCAGCCGCTTCATGCACTTGCTTGCCGTAGATAGTGTGCGTAGTGTCTGTGAACGGGTAGTTCTTAAGAACCTTAACTTCGTGGTAACGTCTTGCACAACCCTCGAAGTCTTTAAGCCCTGAGTGCGACCATTTAATTTTCATCAGAACCTCGCAGTCTTGACGATTTGGTCTAAACGCTGAGAGAAGGCGGTTACAAACTTCTCGTCGTAGCTTAGTTTGTTCTTCATGTCGTGCAGTATGGCGTGAGTAATCTCATGCCAAAACGTTTCTCTGCGCTCTTCTCTACTGAAGAAGTTGCCTTGTATATCTTTTCTTGCTACATCAATGCTGTTGTCTGAGCGACAAAAACAACCTCTGCATGGTTTACCGCGTACCATAAGCGACGTTGGTTGATTGATCTTGATTTTGGTCTTACCGACCGTTACTTCTTTGGGTATTGGCATCATTTTGCTTCTCCATATCGTTTGTTACAGCCTGTTTCCGCATCAAGCGGAATTCCTTTCATATATGGTGGGTCTGCCACCATCTGCTCTAAAACCCAAGCCTCTGCTTCTTTGGCTTCGTCCTCGGGAACTAACACTACAACCTCATCGTGAACGGTTAATACGCAGGAATACCTCTTTTGTATCCTGAGCATGCCGTCTGTCATGACGCAACGTGCAACTGCTTGCACCACGTTTTCTACTACCTTACCGCCGTATAGCTTCTTTTTATCGACGCCATAATGCCACTGAACACGACCTTTTTCATCAGCCGAACCAGTTAAGTCAGGGTATCGTAAAGACAACCCACTTGGTAATCTTATGCTTTCTTTAGAAAATGTCAAGCACTTGTGCGTGTATTCTTTTCCGTCAGCTAAGCTGTGCTTAATTAGCCCACCACACAAATCCCAAAAGCTAACAACTTCTCTTGCTCTGCTTCGGTAGATGTCGATAATCTTTTTAGCAGACACGCAGTGCACCAACAACTCATCATCTGTGCAAGTGCGTGGTATACCCGCCATCATCTCAAGGTTTTTCTCCCAACCAAGGAAGTCAGCGATGTCTTGTGAAGTTACCCCCAACTGCTTGGCAAACGCTTTGTCGTAGCGTGTGGGTGGTGCGCCTAGAAAGCCTGTAAGTAACTGTGCAGAGAATGAAGCCCAACCCATGCCATACCCACATCCGAGTAGAGCGGACTTGGCTGACTGTCTGAGGTCTGCGTGGTCTTTCTTGTTAAGTCCAGGGATACCGAACATCTGCGCACCAAACGCCGCATATGCGTCTTGTCCCGATGCAAAGATTTCCAGTAGGGGTTGGTAGTCCGCGAGGTACGCAAGAACCCTTGGTTCAATTTGCGAAAGGTCGCATACAACGAGGGTGTAACCCTCCGGCGCACAGATACTTTTGCGTAAGAAAGACCCCCGCTTGAGGTTCTGTAGATTAAGCCCCGAACCCTTGGACGCAGACCAACGACCGGTGTGAGCGCCGTAGTAATGGAGCGGAACAGGGAGCGTACCTCGTCCCGCAATGTCCACAAAGCGTTGCGCTCTTGTGCGCTCAAGCGTGCTTTTAACTTTAAGACGCGCCTCACAGATGAGCGATACATCTTCATTATCGGAGTTGAGTAACGCTTGGAATAGAGCGTCGTTCTTGGCAAACGCATACGCTTCTTTACCTGTCGTCTTGCTAACTTTCTTCGGTGGCGTAACTCCAAGCCCAAGCAATACATCTGCAAACTGGTCGTTGCTTGCAAGCGCTTTCTCTTCCACCCCAATTTTTTCAAGCAAAGCTTCACGCTTTTCTTTCTCTTCCTCGATAGCCTCACTTAGCATCTCCTTATCAAGTTCAAGCACAGGGTTAATAAACATTTTGAGCGTCATGTCAATGAGCTTTAACTCTTTAACTGGGTAGCCGCCCTCTACTTCCATGGCTAACTTCTCCAATATCTGTTGGCAAAGCGTTACGTCGTGCTTGCAATACTCTGCAAGTTCTTGCTCTACTTCATACGACAAATCCGCCAAGCCGTTGCTACTGTTGATTGCCTCGCCCTTGGGCGGTAGCTTATACCGCTCAGCAAGCTTAGCCAAACTGTTGCCGCCTTCTACACCAAACAGCGCACGAGCCATAGACAGCGTGTCAAAGACAAAGCATGGCTTAGCGCCATACACCCAAGAGAGAATAGCTACGTCGAACTGTGCGTTGTGTGCCACCACTGCCGTAGTATCCCAATCAATCGACTCGACCCATGCAGGAATGTCATCGTGCGACACCCATACAGGAGGCTCTTCATCTGCCAAATCTTTATACGCTAGACCAAACGCTTTGAACTGCGAGTGGCGTACGTACTGCTCGGTGGTCAGCTTTGATAGCGTGTAGGACTTACTATCCCAACGTGTTTCAAAATCAATCACGAGCATGCGTTCAAATGGTGCGCTCATTTTTTCCTTACGGCTAAATTATTCTGACCCATTGCTTTGATCTCGTATCCCATACCTTGCAGATATTCAAACAAATCTTTGCGCTTCTCTTGATACCAAGGCTTCCATGTCCATGCCTCAAAGATAATCGGTGGGTAGTTGTTTTGTTTGAGAGTTTTTACCGCACCTTTGATAACCTCAAGTTCGTGACCCTCAACGTCAATTTTTATCAAGCGCACGTTCTTGTGTTGCCCGTCGTCTAGCGGGAATACAACCATGGGTTCAACTTTGCCCACAGTCGCACACTCGTAGTCGTTGGCACGTGTATCTTCGTCAATGCTAAACGCCCCGATGTTGGTTTCCTTTGCATAGTCAGGCATCTCAATCTCAAAGCGATCACGCTTGTTAGATAGCCCAAAGTTATGGCAGTGCACATTGTCCAAGCCATTTATGAACGCGTTGCCACAAAGTTGGTAGTACACAATACGTTGCGGTTCAAACGCGTGATATGTGTGCTTTGATATTTTCCTAGCAAGCGGTAGGCAAAACGATCCAAGGTTAGCGCCGATGTCTAGCACTGTACCCACCTCGTCATTAACCAAAAGCTTGAGGCATATCTGATGTATGTCGTTCTCGTACAGGTCTTTTCTCAAATAGTTTGAGATCAGGTCTTGCCCTTTAAAGATGAGAAACTGTGTGCCGTCGACTTTAAGTAGTTCGCAGTTAGGTAGCATCTTTTAGCTTTCTGTGTGTTTCTTTAGCCGCATCCATAAGCCCTTTTGCAACCTCTGGATAATCCGCACGTAAACGAATAATTATTTCTCCCAACACATCTTCAAAATTTTCGTTTTTAAATGCAGGGCTAAGTACGTTGTCTACTAATTCTTTTCTTGTTACTTTTTTCATCTCACCCCCTTGGCAGTGTGCCGCTGAAGTTGTACGTACCGCTATGGGTTAGTTGAGCCCAAGGCGCCGCATATACCTTAAAGCCATTCTGTCTAGCCAGTTTGCAGAAGTGATAATCCTCAGAAAGCAAACGGTTGGATGTCTCGTCGATACTAGTTGCAAAATATTCATGGATGATTTTCTTCTGTGGGTTTTTGTCAATAATAAGAATCATGTCGTTGGTATAGGTTGGCACCTTGTCTTTGAGTGCCTCAAATACCCCCCGTTTAATCAACATAAATCCTGTGCCGCCGTTGTCGATCTCCATCGGCTCATTGATGTTGCCTGTGGTCTCCATTGCACCGCCCACTAGGTTAACTACAAACGACCCTGTGTAGTTTGGCAAGTCTTTGTAGTCCACACCCCGCTTGACCGCATCCGATACTAACTGCCAGTTGATTTCTTTCTTGGGATACAGACCACAGATGATGTCTTTGTCGGCGTTAATCATGCGCACGATGTCGGCGGGGTTAAAGCTTATGTCCGCATCAATAAACATTAGGTGGGTTGCGTCGGGTGTTGATAGGAAGTCGTAAGCTAATCCGTTACGCGCGCGGGTAATCAACGACTCATTCATCATATACGAGTAGTACATCTTGACGTTGTTCTGCATAAACACTTGAGTGCAGTTCAAGATACCCATGGTGTATCCACCTACACACATACCACCATACATTGGTGTAGCTACAAATAATATGGCGGGTTTCTTTGGTTCTGTTGCTTCTACATTTTCTAACATTTACTGCTCCTTTTGAATTCGTTTCCAAATACTGCTAATTGATTTGTCTTTGATCTCGTTCCACCCAATATAAGTACAGGCAATCATAATGAACACGAAGAAACCAAACACAAGCATAAAAATTACCATGGCAAACGTAGCCACGAAAAGTATTAGTAAGTTAACTATGGTCGTAATCAAAATGGTGCCTCCCCTAGTTGAGATAAATCGGGCTTGGCTACAGGCATGCGCACACACTTGAATGTCCAGCCCTCACGTTGTTCAACTATTTGCCTAGCTTCTTCTTGCCTAGCAACTGTGCGCATTAGTTCTTTGTCCTCGTCGTATATTAAGTACATGGTTAGTGTGCCATTAAGATGATGGTGCAAATGAACAAGAGCACAGCAACGTATATACGCTTTGCCCAATACTCTTTGTTTAACACGCGTGGGTCTTGAATCAAGTAGCTTTGTAGTTCTAGCATGTTGTCGTCATACTCTACGTATGGCGGGTTTATTATTTTATTTAAGTACCATGTTGAGCCGATACTTACCTTACCGTTGTTGTATGGTGTTTTCATTGCAGCGTTCTCCCTTCTGTATCAAAACCCTCAGCCACTTGTTGAGCGGCTTCTAGTAAAAGCGACGGCACTTCCATCTCGTCGATGTTCAACCCATAGACTTTGACTGTGCTAGTTTTTTCGTTGACTATTACAACAACCGCGCAGTGCTGCGCTTCTTTGACGGTGCATTGATGTAGCGCGTCTTGCACAATCTTGTATGCTTCTTCTTTATTCATGATATATCCCTTAACATAATCTTTACGTCGTCAATGTTGTCCTCGTTGACAACGAGTGTTATTCCATTCGCTTCACGTATCTTGCGCATCTCGGCTTCTTGTAGTGCAGTAGGCTTGTTACTGCCTGCTTTACACTCAATACCAAAGAACACACCCCGATAACAACCAACAATATCAGGAACCCCACTACGCCCATAGCCACCAGTAGCAGGGAAAAAATAGTAAGCGCCGTTTTCTTTAAGAACATTGACTACCCTCTTCTTTACTTTAGCCTCGGGGGTCATGCATCCTCCTTGCCGTAACGTCTGCGCACATCATCAATACGTTGTAGGCATAGCATGATCTGTTGGATTTGATTCTGCAACATCTGTTCATCGCCAACTGCGTTAGCTTTGAGAGCCAAGATAACCTCAGCTTCAAGGTTGCATAGCGCCGCGTTCTCACGCATCAGCTTCAATACTTCGGCTTCATCTATAGGCATGACGTAACTCCTCGAGAAAGCTAAGACCTCTGCCTGTCGTTTCAAACTCGTGCATGCGTTGGTCTTCGGACTTGACTTTGTGTATAAGTTTCTTGCGTTCAATCTGCTTGAGATACTTGTGCGTAGTCGCAGGCGACATGACATCTTGTTTCTCAGCAAGATTAAGAATACGCGTTGTGCTAATCGGCTCAAGCGCTCTGACCATACCCAATACATACTCCTCGGGCATAGTCACCTTGTGCTTGGCACGAATAGCTTGCGTCTTAAATGCGTTCACATTACCTCCTTAAAAAGAAAACTTGTTGAGAATATCATCAACCTGAGACTTGACCTCGGTGCGTGCACCCATGTCCTTGCGTAAGTCCTTGATGTCAACGCCGTTGATAGCTTTCTTCAGCGCCTTGCGTGCTTCTTCGATCTGCGGGTCGTTGATGATGTTGAGAGACTCAGCCAACTCACACAACTCATGGGCATTTTCTAGCAACGTCTCGTGGAACTTGCGTGGTCTAGCTTCGCCTGCGATGACGTCAACACCTAGCCTGTCCGACATACGCTTGAGATGCTCGAGAAGCCGTTGCTTGAAGCCGTTGATAGCTGACTCGACACGTTGGTCGGCAAGCTTGGCTAGCTTCTCTTGCAGTTCTTTCTGCGCCTCGTTGCCCACGTCAACCCTAAAGTCACCAGATGCAGGGACGGGCATGTAGTTGACGTTGAAACTAAAGCGGTGTGCGATGTCGTCCGCAGACGGGTAGTCTGTTCTGTTGAACATATCTCCAAGAGCCATGGCTTGTGCAGTAATAAGTGATGGGTAAACAGTAACGAACTCTTGAACCAGTCCGTAAAACTTATCTTCTCGTTCTCGTAACTGGTCATTAAACTCCATGAACTTAGCGCTTGGCAACAAGCGTATACCCGAGTCACTCCATGGCAACGTGTTGTCATACACAAAGCCACGAGTCTCTGTAACGTATTGGTTAATAACTTCTAGTTCACTACGCCCTGCGAGCAGGTGTTTGTTTACACGTGCCGCGCCTTTGTCTTGTGCGTTCTTGTCTTTCACAAGTTCCTCAGTCGTGGACTTGTCTAGTTTCCTAGCAGTCCATTGTGAAACACTTAGTTCAACAAGCAACGCACATGTGTCGATGTTGTATCGTGTCATTATTTAATCCCTAGTTGTGAGAACAAATCGTCAAGGTCGTCAAGCTTCTCTGTGCGGGTAAGAACAACGGCTTTCTTGTCGGTCGTCGTGCCAACTTTGTGACAGCCATTACCCCACAGCTTAGTAGCCATAGATGATGCAGACCCATAGATGTGGTCAACATCAAACTGCCCGATCGGAATAGTTACCGTTTGATTTACCCCGCACGCCTCAACGTATGGTCTGATGTATGTGGAAATTGAACCATACGGATACTTTGATGGCGCTTTCCTCTTCTTGCTTACTGCGGTCAAGTCGCCATGCAGATTACCCTCTACGTCTTTGATTGCATACTGCGCACCAATAGCGTTGAGTAGTTTGATTGCGTTGGTTAATGCTTTTTCATGTAATACAGAAGTTCTGATCTGTTTCATAAGTTCCTCGTTTGGTTAGAAAGTTACTGCGAATAAATGCGAACTACTTTGCCCTCGGGGGGCGTGAAGTGGTCGTTGTCAACCACACCCCAAAGCGCAGGCATGCCTGTCTCTGAGTTAGAGCCGTCGAGGTAGCCGTCTGTTAACCAAACGATACCCTTGGGCTGATACTTCTTCTCGGTAATGTATTGCACAACACACTCAGGTGAAGTGCCACCACCACCGTTAGGCTTGAGCAAGCCTGCAATCTTCTCGTATTCATGTGGCTTGAACACTTGCTCACCGCATACTGCTGAGTCCCACCAAATGACACGAACTGCATCGGGTCTGACGTTGTCGCAGATACGAGCAATCTCACCGAATACAGTAGGCAAGATGTCATACATAGAACCTGACGTATCGGTTGCCACAATCAACTCGCCTGTTGCCTCTGAGAAATGCGAAGGCATGACGATACCCTGTGGTAGCAAACGTTTGTTGGGTGGGGCAAAGCGAGAATAGTCGTCGCCTTCACACAGGGCAGTAATCCACTCACGCATATGCTCACGCCAGTTGGTGTCACGTTTCTGTGTTGCCTTGTCCAACGGATTGTTGGCTGACCTCTTACCTGCCAACTTGTTGGCGAGAACCTTGCCTTGGCGTAGTGCGTCGTCAATCTGTCTGCCGTTCTCGTTGGCTTCCTTGCTATCCTTGGGTAGCTTGCCAAAGGTATGCGTGTCGAGTGGCTGACCCTGACCATCGCCCTCAACATACTGAACACCGCCTACTTCAACTACTTTCACATTCTTTAATAAATCCTGCAACACCTCAATGAACGACCACCCCTGATACTTGGGGTCGAACAAAGGCACAGGCTCGGTGGTGCGTTCAATGAATTGGAAGTTGGGGTCAATCTCAAACAGCGTAGCGTTGACTACGTAATCCATCGCCATGTTGGTAAGCAAGGGATACTTCTCGCTGATGGCTTGGTAGTTGGTGCAATGTTGTAAAGCCTTGTGCATAGCCTCATGCAACACAACAAAGCGCAACTGCTTGCGTGTCAAGCCCATGACGAACTGCTCGTTGTAAATAACATCACGCCCATCTGTGCCTGCAGTCGGGCACTCTGTAACGAACTTGATGTCGCCCACGTAAACGACACCCGACAACCCTGCGAAGTCTGCGTTGTTGCTGATGTCTACGTGCACCGCAATAATGCGGTTGTGTGCATCTAATTTTTCCCATGTTTTACTCATGTTCTTTCCTTACTTAGTTGCGAAATAAATGCGGTTGTCTTGCATCAACTGTTGGAACGGCTTGACTGTTACAAACAACGACGCACGTGTTGAGTTGGCGATGTTGTTGCAGAACATTGACTGCAGTTCTCTGCGGTTGCGCATGACATACTCGGTGCAAGCCTCGGCTTCTTCCCTCGTGCTTGTTTGTGTAACGCATTTCAAGACGGTGATAATCTGCGCCACAGGATTGCTTGGGATAGAGCAAGTGCTTGGAGAGGAAACGATCTTGCTAAACGCAGGGGTATCCTCACCGAACCGAATGAACGCACCCATAATCTCAGCACCGGCACGACCGATAGTGCCTGTGAGTAGCGCTTGCAATGTGTCGGTGTCGTAGCCATCTTTCTCTGTGACGATGTCGCTAGCTGAGTGCAACGAGCGTGGTGTGATGTATGCCTGTTGCGACAAGCGTGGGTTGAAGATGAGGTCGTTCTCACGTGCTTGGTCTTTGCCTGCATACTTGCCACCTACCTCGTAGTCAAGGAACGAGTCGAACCAATGTGGGTTCTCGTCGGTGCAAGCAATCACGATGGGGTTGATACCCGCATCAATAGCCCACTCACGCCACTCGGGTTGGGTTGGTTTGCGCATGGTGAGGAACACTAGCCTGTTGCGTAAGTGCGCTTGGATAGAATCACCCAAGCCCTCAACTGCTAGGTTGGTTGCGCAGAACACAACGCTACCCTCAGCCATCTCGTAGTTACCAACACGTCGCTCATAAACAATCGGCGCAAGAACGTCTTTGATGTATTGCTTTGCCTTGGCAATCTCGTCAAGAAACACGAGAGATGGGCGCGCACCATTGACACCTTTCTGATTGAGTTTGCTCACCCCAAATCTTTCATTTGGTAGTTCCCTACTGACCCCTGCATCTCTGTCAATGTCGGGCATCCACACAGAACCATCTGACATCTGCGTGCAGTCAAGCTTGACACCCACATGGTTTGCGAAGTCGGGGTCTTGCTCGAGTGCGTGGTATACACCAGTCTTGCCGACACCATTCTCACCTTGAATGATGATGGTGCGCTTGTGACCAACTGCTTTAACGGCTTGCTTTACTTGCTTGAAGTTTAGTAATTGCATATATTCCTCTTCGTTTGGTTTAATTTACTACTGCTTTTTAGAAAGTATAACATACTAATTTATAGAAACTGCTACGACTTTACACCCCCTTTCCTTGGGAATTACCCTTATCAACTAAGTAATAAGTTCTCGGCAACGCGTTGGGGAACTGTCCAAGTGGCACGTAA